TGACCGGTCTTGCCCGAAACTGCGTATAGCTGTTCCAATGGCGCTAGATCGAATTGGATCATTTCCAACTTTTGTAATCCAAAGCCGGTGGTAGTTGTTACTGCTGTTCCACCTAAATAGACCGCATCCGTATTATCAACATTTGAAATAGTTATGCGTGTCGGATTAGTTGATACGCCATCTAGAGCAGTAGCAACAGTTCCGATTGAAACTTGACCAGAAGTAATCATTAGTTCCCCTCATAAAGTGAAGTTGGGTCGGTCGGATCTAGTAACGCCAGCTGTTGTAGCTGAGTGCTTGGAATACCCGTGTGGCCAATCTCAGGTAGTCCTAGTGCGCTCAATACTTCTTCCGGCTTGTAACCAACTTGAACTAGCTTGGCCGCCATACTCACGCGCTTGTCTTGCTGGTTGATTGTGCTTGCTTCAACATTGACATTTGCTAGTGGCACACGAACAGTATCAGCGGATGGATCAGGGATAATACGCAGATCCTCTAGCCGGCGAACATCGTTGATAGTTAGGAAGCCACTTTGTAGGCCGGTGCTGTATGCGCTCATACGGCTATTTATGTCGGCACGAAGTAGGCCGTCTATGTTGAACCTTAGAAACGCGTCAGCGCCATTAGGCGATAGTGCTAGTAACGGCGAAAGCGCATCTTCTAGTTTTTGAATAATTGGACGCAATCCGTGAGTTACCCACGCTAGGTTGTTCTGCTCTACGCTGGCGTAGCTGTTAGTTCCGGGCAATCCGAGTAGGTGCGGCGGAACATTGAAAGCACGAGCCACATCTTCAACTGCCATACGGCGCGAATCTATGAACTGCGCCTGATCGTTGTTTACACTTGTTTCTTTATACTTTGCGCCGCTAGTTAGAACACCGGTCTTGTGAGCTTTGCCCCAACCCTTGTGTCTAGCGTCAAAAGATTGAGCTAGTTCGCGAGCTTGCTCAGCAGTTAGCTCATCTGGAAATTCGATAATTCCCTGAGTAGTCGCACCTTGTCCGAAGAACTTTGCGGCATACATTTCTAATGCCATCGCCAAACCAAAGTTTTCTTTCAAAGACTCTACGCGGCTAAGTCCGCGCAAGTATCCGGGTCTAACTACATCCGGAATGTGGATAACTTCGTCTGGCGTTAGTGGCTTGTTTTCACCCTCAACCATAAAGCGAACTTGGCCATAGGCTTCGCGCTTGATTTCTACTTTGTTTGGATTTAGAACAGTTAGATTGACTACTTGACCGCGCCGCGTGAATACGCGAATAAAAGCGTTGCCGTCAATCAAAAGACTTACGATCGCTTGGCCATAAAAGCTAGCGCGAGTGGTGTCAATGTCTGGCTTATACACCCAGTCCGGTCTTGGGCGCATAGGGAATCGGTTGCCGTTGGCGCGAACATAAGCGTCTAGCGGCAGGGTGGAAATTGTGTCGCTAATTAGAGATACAGCTGAGAAGATCGCGTTGATACGGAAAGCAGTTTCCGAGTTGATCTTGGTTGCGGAAGCGCTAGCAAAATCTATGTCATCGCCAGAGGCAAACATAGTTTGATAGCTAATTGCCCTTTTCTCAAATAAATCTCTAAGCATTATTTCCGCTCCAAACTAATCCCAATAAGAACTGCCAAAATACCGGCTACGATTATTCCGGCCGGTGGGTAAATCAGACCGACACCCAAAGCGATCGCTGTCGCACCGGTGGCTTGTAAAATGGTCGCTATCATAATTTCCTAAATGTAGAACTGCGGCACTTTTGGCGGTTCTACGATCTCCTTCATCTGTAAAGCGCGGTCTAAAGCTATGATACCAGCTACCGCCGCGTCAATCTTTCGTGGGCTGTGTCTATGCTCTTTGACTATGCGTGGGCCATACTGATCCACTTTGACTACCGCGTTAGATAAGTGCCTAGTCATAACAGGGTTGCCATCGTGTTCTATTTTCTTTTCTACTACGGCTTCATAAAATTTTTGACAAGCCGGCACCATACGGCGAGCGCTAGTGCTAGGCCACTCAACAATCGGGATACCCTTTTCCATTAGAACGGCCATAGATCGTTGCCAGCGGAAAGGGTCACAAGCGACTTCCCGAACATTGTATTTTGAGCAGAAGTCCATAATTACTGCTTCAACATCTAGCGTATCCACGCGCCAAGTATCCGGATCGCTAGGTTGTTTCTCCCAGACTTTCACCATAAACATATACGGCAACTCATCTTCGTTAGCCGGAACTGTTGAGCCGACAACAACTGTGCAGTCACCATTGAACGAACCATCGAAACCAAGTATGTATTCGGCGTCAGGGTCTAGCTCTCGTGGCGCGGCTAGGTTTTCCCAGTTAGTCGCATTGAGCCAAGCGTTCTGTGAGCTCACCCATTGATTACAGCGCTTAGTTCTAAATTCGGCTTCCGGCGTTCGCCTAGCCATACTCTCAAAATCTTCAATGTTGTTTAGATCGCCATACCCAGGATTTGCCACCGCCCAAGTTTCCGGGTCTAGGTGATCGGCTTCTTCCGGCGCTTCCCACCACGCCATATAGAAACTTGGATCTACGGCTTCGCCACGCGCAACTTTTTGACCGTATTGGTAAAGCGAATAAGCCACGCTATCTTGACCAGTCGTATCGGTTTTCACACCAGCGGTCGTAATCGAAAGCAACATCGGCTCCCGACGCGCACCCATACCTAGCGCCATAACATCAAACAACTCACGATTAGGCGCGGCGTGTAGCTCGTCAAACACCACGAAAGTAGGCGATAGACCCTCTTTTGAATAGGCTTCCGCGCTAAGAACGCGGTAGATAGATCCGGTTGATACCACTTCGATAGCATCGCGGTAAGTCTTGACTAGCTCGTTTAGATCCGGATTGTTTTCAACTATGCGCTTAGCGTCAGCAAACACGATACGCGCCTGTTCCTTTTCCGCCGCACAAGAATAAACTTCACCACCATCGTCACCTAGAAATAGTGACCACAAGGCCAAGTTAGATCCGAGAGCGCTTTTGCCATTTTTTCGGGGCATTCCTATAAGTGCGGTTCTATGGATTAGCCGGTTATTTTGGTCAGTCGCAAACACATCGTGAAGTAATTGTTTTTGCCAATCGCGCAAAACTAACTGGCTACCAGATCGGCCGGCAACTGTATCTTTAGTTACTAGGCCGTAATTATTTATGAACGCGATTACCTGTTCTGCGCGAGTTAGGCCGCCATCCTCAACTGGCGTAACCCACTTCGGCGGCCATCCTTTGTTCATTGGTTCATCTGCTTTAGTTCGGCCAGCTTGCTTTGGCGTTTGACTTCGGCTAATCCTAGACGCGCACGATCCGCCGGTGATAATCCAAGCAAGGCTAGGTTGCTTTGGATTTGCTTTTCTAGTTCGCGTAATCCGGCGCGGAGTTTAGGCCGGTCACCGGTGCGATCCTGAAAAACTAGGTTTCTCAAAATACTTCTTTCGTCTATCATTTCGGCGGTCATCATCATAAGTTCTATGTCGGCCTTTGGAGAGATCCAATTCATACCGACAGTCCAAGTGCGTTCCCAAAAATCTAATCCCATTTTGCCTAGCGGCCTCAGCGGTTCCGGAACACGATCGGCGGCCTCTAACGGAACGACCTCACGCGAATCCGGTAAAGCGCGTTTGCCGGGATTGCCCAACCTGCGCTTTTCCTCTATCGGTTTTGGCGGCCTACCTTTTACCATCGGTCAGCCTAATTTCGCGGTATTGAGTTTTCTTGTTTTCTTTTTCAACAACAAAATCTGGGTAAGTCGCTAATAGGTAATTGACTGCTTGTTCATTGAGCGCTTGCCTATCTAGTGATTGTAAGCCACCCTTTTGCGCTCTAATACCGCCGCCGTAGCTAGTTATACCTGAGCTAACTGCGCAAACATCATCAAATCTTAGGACTGTTCCATCGGCCAAAAATCTTTCAATCGAACGCTCGTAATCTTGCTTGACCGGTGAGCGCAAAATCTCAGCGTGTTTATTTATAGATCCGAAGAATTGGCCAATAATAAAAGTGAGGCCAGTTGTTAGTTTAGTTTTTAGGAAGAACGGATTAGCCACCGGATAAATACCCCAAAGTGTGCTACCAACTTGCGAAGCAAATCCAAACGCGTCAGTTATCCAGCCATCAAGATCTTCGATTGGCGCTAGCGTCTTATCATCAACCTTGCGGCCTAGATACCGAAGATCGTCATCGGCTCTAACTAGCGGCTGATTATCTGGATAGAAATTAGTTATGCGATTGTGATTAGCCGTCACACCTTTTTCACTAGGCACTATCTCAGCGTAAAGGCCACTATCTACTGAGCTTTTGTAAGTTTCTACTTGGCTAGGCTCAACGAATACTCGAACGCGGTCTTTACTTATACCGGCTTCTGCTAAATACAGCAGGGTTTTTTGACCGATGGTTTCGGCTCGTTCGTGTGACGGTATTGCTATTTCGTATTTCATTATTTCCTAGTGTGGGTAGGTTTGCTAATTCACTATACGCGTATCACCATTAGATCGGCCAGTTTTGATCTTTTCTTTGATTAGTGTTAGATCGTCATCCACCATACCGGCTTCTCTTTCGGCGCGGCGCTTGCGAGCTTCGCCTACTTCGACCGCGTAAGTGTGGCAGTCTTTCATACCGCGCTTTGCGTAGAACACGATTGAGTAGCGGTATCCATCTTTTGTTCTTGGCTTTAGCGGCGTAACGCCGTGAACATAGGCATAGCCGTTGAACCAAAGTGCGTATCCATCGCGGCAGTTGATAGTGATGTCGTATTCCGGCATATGTAGATTTCCGCCATCCATACCGCGCCTGATAACTGGCATAGCTGACCAAGTATCAAAGTTAGATCCGTCCCGGTGATAAGGCAAGGCTGAGCTTTGGTTGATCACGCCGGAAGTCCATAGAGCATCTTCGGTCATACGCCACTCCGGTAGAACTTGCGATACTTCTTGAAAGTCGTGTTCAAAAACTTCTGGTAACTGCTCGCGTAGATAGTTGCCCAAGATCTCAGCGGTGTCGTTTAGGGTCATTTGCGCTTCTGGGTTTTCCCAAGATAGCGAAGTTGGCGTACACGCCTCGCGCTGTAAAACTGCTGAGCGGTTAGTAAATCCAAACACGCGGCTATTGTTACGAGTTCCGCTAGCGCGTAGCGTGGTTGAGTATTCGGTTTCTAATACGGCTTTGCGTAGCGCGGTCACCGGCGCAGGGAACGGCGCATAAACCAAGATGGCCTCACCGGTATCTGCATCGCGATAGATCCCTGCCTCATTGACATTAGGTTCGCTTTCTTCAACGGTCACGCCAACTACCTTGTCGGCTTCGTCTTTTGACAAGACCCTCTTGATAAAAAACTCAGGTAACTTACTCACTTAGCTTCTCCCTAACTAGCGCGGCAATCGTTTCCGCGTTGTCCTCGGTGTCGTATTTCTTACCAAGGGTTTTTAGATCCTCTA